CCAGCCCTAACGATAAAAGTAAAAAAAATAAACGCATAATTATTCCATATATTGCCAATAACTCTTCTCTACACCTTGCGCTATAATATCTACAATACCAGTTTCTATGGCTGCTTGCAAAGCGATAGACTTGCTCTCATTCATAGCATTACCGCTTTCAAACTCTACAAGCTTAGTGCCCTCTGCTATATATCTGAAGAAATCATTTGAAAGACCAACTGATAAAATAGTTTTGGTTGTAAGGTTTTCTAACAGTATTTCACCTGTAGAAACAGATACAACACGCATTGAAACTATCACAGTATCTTCTCTATACTGCTTGCTGTTACCTATACCTAAGTATCTGGCACCTATACCTCCTGTTAGCAGGTTTGTATTGTAATCTTGGATTGCACCTTCTAGTATCAAGCCAGCAAAAAGCAAAGGCATTTGTTGTTCGTCTTCATCAAACTTTTCTCTTGTAGATCTTATTATCTGTCTTTCACGAGTAACGTGATCTATTCCTACTCTTTCAACTACTCTGAAAAATTTAGATTGTTTCAGGGCTCTTATAACATAAGCTTCTGGTGCCTGCGTCAAAGCAGAACTAAAACTAGCGTAACCATCAATAGATTTGCGTTGTCCTGTTGCATCAGGAAAACTATAGACTGCGACTACAGGCCTAGCTGATGGTAATCGTAGTTCTTTGATCGCATCAGTTACTGGCTCATTTATAAAAGCAGACTTAGAAAAACATTGTGCTTCACCTATTATGGTTACTACATCTTTATAGTCGTTGTTAGGATTGGTTAGGCAGGGTGATATGTATTCTAAGTGCGTGGCACAACTAGAAACCAAAGTCCCCAATAGGGATAGTGATAGTAGTTGTTTCGCCAGTTGTTTCATTAAATATAGTCATTGTAATATTTATACCGTCAGTCGTCCAAGTTATGAGGTTATCAAACAAAGTGAAAGAACCTTCATCAGCTGGGTTTTCGCCAAACAGTTGATCTACTAATTGCCTGGACAGTTGTGCATAAACTCTCGATTCAAAGTTTCTTAGAAATCTGGCTAGAGTTGTATTGTCAGCATCTCTTTCTAATTCATCTTGTAGAGCTTTAATTTCTGCACGTAAAGCTTCTCTTCTACTAAATTCTTGCTCGTCTATAGTTAGGTAATGTTGTGAAGTGCCAACGCCTGAAAATGCAGGTGATTTAAATTTGAATTTTATTTCGTCGGCGAGGACAGGAAGCATTAAGATTGGGATTAAGTATATTGCGCAACCCATCCTCTTGTATTTATCTTTGTAATAATCGTTATTCATAAAACTAAACTCCAAAAGCCTATACAGAAACTGACTATCAAAATCCAAGCTGTCAGCTTATACCAGTCTAATCTGTATCTAGTCTTTTCTTTGATCATCTCTGTCAGCCTTAGCAATTTTGTTACTGTCTATAAGTTGTGGCACTCCCAATATAGTTTTAATTAAAGTATCTTGTCTTATTATTTCGTTATCTAAACTTCTTACCCTATCTATTAAGGCTACTAAAATACCGTGTTGCGAGTCAAGTTTAGTGCCAAGTCTTTGCTCCATAGCGCTTATTTGTTCTGCTACTTTTTCATCAACGACATCTAGTTTGTTTTCCATACCGTCAACAATCTTCATTATTAGTTTATAGATGAACCATCCGAGTCCAATAGCAGCAGCTATCGGGAAACCTAGTTGTTGAATTATTGTTACTACTTCTTGCATGATAAAAGAGTAGTCTGATGATCCCCTGGTTTTGTATGGAAACCGATGAGCTTTACGCTAGTCAACAGACTACTCGTCCTTTTTATGTGATGCTCCAAAATAAAAGGATATGACTGCACTTGCCAAACCTCCTAAATAACCTAACACTAGGTTAATTAAAGCTTCACTATTCTGTTCAGGCGGTTGTATTGTTACTAAAAATATATAACCCATAAACCCACCAATAACTACTACACCGAGAAGTTTAGATGTCCAGTCACTACTAAAAGTTTTTCTAGCATCTTGTAGGTCTTGTGTTTCTAATTTAAAAACATCAACCTCTAACTCTTTCATTTGTTTTTCAAAGTCTAGCTCTGCTTTTTTTATTTCTGCTAGCTGTTGTGGTGATGCTTGTTGCACAGCTTTCTCTACTGCGCCCTTATTATTAGGCACGCCAAGTTTGTCAGCTAACATACTCATAGCTGCGTTGCCCATAGGCCCACCTAACGCTGTTCCGATTGTAGGTGCTACTGCTCCTACTAATACTTTTAATTTGTCTAACATATTCCTATTTCGCTCCTATCCATTCCTAATGGTTTGTCTGATAAACATTTTAACATATCTTTAGGTATGTGAGCATACGGCTCATTATCGTCTTCATATGTAGGGTCAGGCGATATATTCATCCTTATATCGTAAACATAATCTGGATCCCATTCATGGTAGTATAAGCCATCCGTCATAGCATATACGGTTATAAATGGGACACCAGTTGATTGTGCATACATAGCACCTTTCATCAGTTTTGCAACTGACAAAATAAAAGTGTCGTATTTATCGAAACTAAAAGTTCTACACTTCACCTCGCACCAAAAACATTTGTCTTTAGATTCAATCCAATAGTCTAGGCCATAGGTCGTAGGTAGTTTATGACAGGTTACATCCCAAGCACCCTCTAAGTATCCAGCCACCCGCTCTTCTCTTTTTTGATCGTCTATAGTTTCAAAACTAGGTTTTTTCATATTTAATCCTCATAGTATGTTGGGTCTACAGCCACAAGTCTTTTAGTAGGTCTGCCTTTACCCCCAATCTTTATATCCATCTCTTGAACTTCACCAGCATTCTTCAATCTTTCAATAATTTCTTTAACTTCATAAGACTTCATACTTCTAAACAGTTCTCCTCTATCTACTTCACGTTTTGATATGCCTGTATCACCTCTTGACCTAATAAAAGATAGCACTTGTTTTATTTTTGATTCTGTTGCTGAAGATGCCACCTTATCACGACATGCTTCAATAAACAGGAGATCGTAATACCTGACATAATCTATACTCCATTTTGTTACATATCCTGGGACTTCTTTACAATCAGGGTTGTCAGCTATAGCACAGACCAAAGACAGTCTCATAGCTTTTTCTCTTGTCCTTGATAGTAAAGGTTCTAGATTGTCTTTTTCTAAAACCTCTTGCCTCTTTACTATCTCTTGTGCAAACTCGTTTAGAAGTTGTTCGCTGTCTTGCGAAAAAGGTATAACGTGTGGTCTAAAATCTAGTTCAGCGTTGTTAAGTTCAACACCACCAAACTCTGAACGTGATCTACGGATGTAGTTAACCCAGTTAACTATTTGTAATGGTGGGCTTTTAAATTTCTTCAGTCTTTGCACTTTCCTTGGTTCCTTTGATTCAATAACCAAAAACCTGTTTAAGAAACCATCAGCAATTCGGCCAGAGTTGAGAGCCTTATAAAAATTTTGTGGGACTGATAAGCCTACCAAAGTAATTGCAGGCTTGTGTGTCACACGGTTCATAGCTTGATCTTTATATTGATCAGGCACACTCATCAAAGAATAATTATCAGGTCTTAAGGTGCCGTGACATCTGCCCCAAGCTTCCATAAGTGTTTGTATACCGTCTTCTCTATTAGTGTTTTGTTGTGCTCCAATGGCTTCAAGTCTTTTACCAAACTCATCCATAATAGTTATTTGTGTTGGTCTATAACGCAAAATAGAATGGACTGCACCTGAAGATGTATAACCGTCACCCACGACAAGATCTGAGTGTTCTGACATATTTAGAACAGCTTCTACAAATGATTTAATATTCTCTTTACCTTGTCCTGATTTAGCTATACCCATAAAGTATAGCGACGCAAAGTTATTCATTGTCGTCCGATACAATCTGCCACAACTAACACTAGCGAGTGCCAAGGCACCTACAACAGATAGTTCAGGTTGTGATACTTGTGCAAGCTCTTCACAAAACTTAAACATTTCTTTTAATATTCCTGGGGGGTTAAATAGATCTTTTGGTGGCACTACTTGTTCTTTAGTGTTTGTAAATAGTGGTGCTCTTTGGTTTTTTCTATCGTGTGTCTTTTTTACATTATCAACCACAGAGTTTATTTCTGCTTGCGATAAAGGCGGTTGGTTTTGAGTGTTCCAAGATTGCATGAAGAACTTGGCAAACTCTAAGTTAAGATTCTTTGATATTAAGTAACCTGATAATCTTGCAGCCTGATCGTTTCTTGAGCCTTCATTTACACCGTCTAGTGAAAAGGGTGCAGTAACTAATTGTCCTTCGTTGTTCTTGCCATTACCTGTTATTTGTTCCCATTCTTTTTCTGTAAAGTCTGGCAGATCGTCAAAGTCATGCACATCCCACTCAGGTATGGTTTGTGGTCTATATAGGTTGCCGTTAGCATGTTTATTGTAAGGTGCTATTATTAAGCCACCCTCCCCTCTTATGTCTATAAGTCTTTCAATTGGTGTATCGTTAGTTCTCTTTGTTGCAAAGGTTGTGAAGTTTTCTGGATTGTTATAATAGTAATGCATACCCTTACCAGTAACTACTTTGAAAGGAGAAGGGGGCAGGTTGTTATCAACCCACCCCATAGCTTCGGGTGTATCAGCATCAACAACAATAAATTGACCGCAAATGAGTGCGACTACAAGATCATCACGATCTTTAAACCACTCAATTACAGTCTCTCTTTTGGGCCTTTCTGTTTTGTATTGATGCCAACCACCCAAAAAAACTGGTGGTTTTTTAGATTGCCTGAGTAGCGGAACTACTGACAGACCTTCATCATAATAGGCTAACGCCAGATCGAGAGGCTTCTCGTCTTCTGTAAGGTTTAGGTTGAACATTCAGCAATTATATCTTCGAGATTGCCATAGATGGATTCAAAATCTAACTTCCCTTCGGACGCTCGAATGATTAATTTTGCTTGATCAACGGATGGTTGCCTATGGCCATAACGCCAGGCTTTGATTGAATGTATAGAACACTCAAATAAATTAGCAGCTTCTTTGTTACCAATAAATTCTATGTATTCTTTTAAAGTATATCTTTTCACTTCTCTCTCCTTGTATTTTGGTTGTATATTTATAGCTTCTAGTTTCTTCAAATATGCAGTAGAAAGCACTTTATTACGAAAGTGATAGTTTGCTAACCATGTTGGTTTCTTCTCCATATCTTTACAAATTGAAACTGTCTGTTTTACAAATAGTAGTTTATGTTATAATATATGTCAATATTAATTTTAATCGGAGATATGATATGTCGTTTAAAGATAGAATCGTCAGCCCTGATTCTTTAGTGAATCAACAAGGGGTGAAGATACTCGTTTATGGAGCTGCAGGTGCCGGTAAAACAACACTTTGCGGTACTGCTCCAGGAAAAAAACTGATGATAGACATGGAGTCTGGTTTGCTCTCAGTAAGAGACAGCCAAGACATAGATGTTATTCAGGTTAAAGAAGCAAAGGAAATTATTGAAATTTGTGAAGCACTCAGAACAGGTGAGTTAGTTTACGATACCGTATGCTTAGACTCTATTTCTGAGATGTCAGAAATTCTTTTGAATTTTGAAAAAGCAAGACACAAAGATCCTAGAATGGCTTATGGTAATGTGCAAGAAACTTGTACAAATGTCATGAGAGCATATAGAGATTTGCATATGCATGTGGTATTTGTTTCCAAAATGGAAAAGATGAATGTTGATAATGTCATGCAGTACGAACCAAAAATGGTTGGTACAAAACTAGGACAATCTATCACTTATTTCTTTGACGAAGTGTTAGCACTTAGAGTCATAGAAGAACAAGATGATGAAGGGGCCTTAGTAAAAAATAGATGGCTACAGACTGATGTTGGTCAAGGCTATACTGCGAAAGATAGATCGGGTAAGTTAGATGGTTTTGAAGTGCCTGATCTGACAAGCATAATTAAAAAGCTTGGTTTTAAAACTCAAGTCATAGGAGGAAATGATGAGTGATTTTGATGGTGTCGAGTGGTTAGAAAATCAAACTAAACCACCCGTTGTCGAGAAGAAAGAAATTGCACCGCCTGGTGTACATAGTGCGAGAATCATTACGGCTGAAAAATATAAGTCTCAGTCAGGTAATTGGACAGTAAGGGTTGTTTTTGAAATAAACAATCGTAACAACAGAGATCATATAGAATTCTATTCTTTATGGTCTGCAAGTGAAGAAGCAAAAAGAATCTCGAATGAGATGTTTACGCAACTTTGCAAAGCAACTGGTTTTAAATCTTTTCCTGAAGATGTACATTCTCTTGTCAATAAGACATTAGACCTGGGCATCTACCATAAAGATGAAACTTGGACAAACAAAGAGGGTGAAGAGGTTAATTCAAAGAAAACAAAAATCGGCGAATATCTCAGCGCTGTGAGTCCAAAAGCACCGAGTGGAGATAAACCGAAGTCCCCGCCGACTTTGTAGTTTAGGTGCGAAAGGGGCGCAAGCCCCTTTTTTTTGTCTGAAATTTGTTCTAGTATAGAGCCATCCATTCTATATCATTCTCCGAATGGTTAATTTATAGTGTATATAAGAAGGGAGCCTTTCGGCTCCCTTTCTTTTTAGGATTTAAATGAAAAATTTAACTTAAATTATCAACATATTCTAACAACAATTCTAAACTGTGTATAGCTTTCTTAATATCTTCAGATCCATTTTTAAATCTGTTTCTAGTAATGTAGCTTATTGCTTCAGACTCTAAGTTATTTAGTTTATTTTTATAACAATACTCAGCGGGTTGTATTGCTAACTTTTTATAATGATCGCCACCTATTTGACGGTTAGAAGCTTTAGCATCTATCTGCTTGTCCCAGTCTTTGTCATTAATGTTTCCTGCTTTTAATGTTTCTGAGAAATCTGTAGGAAGCTTGTTGTAATCTTCTGGTGTTATTTTATCTATACTCATAATTCTATCTCCACTAATTCTGGTGTGTTATATGTAGTAGGTAAGTTCCTACCTTCTATAACGGATTTATATTCGCCTAACAACCTGTCAAGCTCTAACCACCCAGCATCCATATCTTCGTGTTTCATTTTAAATACTTTAGATGCATAAGGGTGTTTCTTTTCTTGTGCTACAAACAAAAAGTCAGCAACGGTAAAGCCCGCTTGCTCAAAAGCTCTTTTATACCAAGATGCCTGTAGTTCATACTGATACTTCTTCACAGAGCTGGTAAAGTCTCTAGGCTTCACAGATTGTGTGGTTTTGTAATCTACAAGAATAATTGTTTTGTCGTCGTAAGGGCCTGCTAACGGATATCTCAGCATATCAGACTTAACCTTACATAACATATCATCTTCCCACCAAAACAAAGCTACCTCTGCCGGTTTGACAAAGACATCAGGATAGTCTGTTTTTGTTGGGTTCAAAGCACAATCTCCATATATACCTAATGAGTTCTTCATTTTATATATAGTCTCTCTATCTGTTGCATTGATAACAGTCAAGCCTCTTTTCTCATAATCTTTTTTTAGATCCTTATTAGCTTGTGTGTAAGGAGAGCCCACTAAACACGCTACTTCTTTATTAAAGACGCTTTCGCCTTCTACTATCAAAGCATGTGCGGCAGACCCAAATCGTAAGGCATGTGAATCTTCCATCTCCTCCTGCAAGGCATGGACTTGTGATTGTCCAAACCTTCTGATGGTTGATGAAGATATGCCTGGGGCATTGTGATAAAAATCGTTAGGCATATCAGGAAAGTAATAAGTGTCTCCTAATATAATGTGTTCATGTTCAGTTAATAGTTCAGGTAGTTCTCTCATGCTATCCTCCTAACATTCTTTGCCCAAGTTGCTGCTGGCTTCATAATCTCTTCGTATTCATAACCAAACTCATTGAGCAATTTGATAAGAGCTGGATACCCAAACCTTCTATCAACTTTGATTGTCTCACCCACTTCTAAGTTTTTTACCCTATCGTGTAGTTTGTCATACATCTTTTGTCTTACCATCCTTTACTCTATCAAACATATCAGTAATATGTTGTCTTTGCTCTACAGGTAACGCATTGATGTTGCGTATCAGGTCTAACACAGCATCTGTTGCATGATGTGTAGCCATCTCTAATTCTTCGATTGGTGACAGATTGTTGATGTCTGTCGGTTTAATTTTATGTATATCTTTCATAATATTGACATTATATACGAATTAGGTATATCATGTCTACTAACAGTATAAATAAGGATGGATTATGTCTAGAATGTATAGAGATTTTTGCGATAGAGTGCTTGAAGATCCTAAGCGTCATGATGCTATTGACGAGGCCTTTAAAATGGGTTGGGACAGTTATCAAGAACTTATCGGCAATTATGAAAAATGTCATCTGAAATATAAAGGGTTTGCCGTAACACATCCTGAAATGGAAGTTGATATTTTAGTGACTGATTATGACTTAGATGCTTATCGGTATGGGGTCTAATTAGTTTAGTCGTGTATCTCAATTAATTCTCCTTGAGGTAGTAGGTAACAGAGCGACCTGGCGACGAAACGCTCTGCTTATTATTGTCAGACTTTTGTCATAGAGTGCGTGACATGGGAAACATTGATAAACAAAGGGCTAAGGTATTTTTGCATTTTTTTCATTTTTGTCATGGAACTAGAGACTAATATACTTATAAATATATGAAGAACTTGACACTCTAAATCAGGTTCGCTAAGATCGGAGGTTATACATATATAGGATATGTAGGGCTAGCCACATCTAAGGGGCTAGATATAGCCCATCTACTTTACATCTACACTTAGTATCATCTAGTATAAGCACATATGAAAGAAGAACAGTCGGGGTTTGAACCTATTCTTGATGAAGCAGAAGATCCAGCTATTGAGTTTTTTAATCTATCGAACAAATTAAATCGTATGCAGCGGATCTTTGTCTGGAAGGTAGTTAATAATCCACAGATGTCTTATGTGGAATGTGCTAGGAAGTCGGGTTACAAAGACGCAAGGCAGTCGGCCTATAAACTATTAAAACATCCAGAAGTTAAGAAGGAGATCAACTACCTCATGGGTGAAGTTCGTAAGAAGTATGAGTTGAACCAGGACAGAGCTGTAAAAGATTTATACGACATTAGGGATAAAGCCTTGGAGTCGGGTTCATTTAACGCAGCTATCGCAGCTCAAAACAGTTTACTTAAGGTTGGTGGGTTAGTAGTTGATAAGAAAGAAGTTCGTTTCGGTAAGATAGATCAAATGTCTCGAGCTGAGATCGAGAATAGGTTAAAGGTTTTAATGGGGGATGTTATTGAGGGAGAGATAGCAGACGAGACTGAAGAATCAATCTCGCCAACGGCTATCAACGAAGTCCAAGAAAACTCCGAACAGGATTAATAGTATTATTTCCATTAAGCACTCCTGTTAGCTCTGCGATAAGCTTTATATTCTTGAATTAGAAAAGGTTTATTAGACTCAACATAGTCGGTAAAGCTCTTTTGATCTTGTAGCTCTCCATATCTGCTTTTTTCGTCACAATAGGTTGCATAGTTTTTCATAATAAAAATATCAATCCTTCTCATTATTCACCTTCCTGTTTTCTTTTATTCAGCAAATTTGTATATCTTGTCCAAAGCTTTCTGTCTGTTGGGTGAACATTTCCACTCACTCTCCACCAATACTCATTTTCTCTCCATCCTTTATAATATCGGCTTTCAACCTCAAACAATCTATCTTCTATTTGTTTTACTGTTAACTTATTACTCATCATTCACCTCACTTTCTTTTGTTTAAAATACGATAGTAATGGTTTAAATTTTGTGTGATAAGCTATAAATTCTAAGTAGCTATCTTCTTGCTCATATTCTTTGAGTTCTGATACAGACCACTCACCATTTGCAAATAAGTAAACATATTCAATCATAAACTGACTTCGTAAGTCTGACATAAGCCCAAAAAGTTTTCTGTTTAATATGGGTTCAATAGTATGCCAATCGTCTCCTCTGTCTTTGTAATATTTGGTAGTTTCAATAGAGTTGTTTAAAACACTTATATCACCTTTCTTAAGAAGCTCTAAAACTTTTTCTTTAGTGTTGTAATGTTTTCTGAGAGTGTTGCCTACACCTTCGATATAGCCGTCGAAGTGGCAATATATGCTTACCACTTCTCCTCCTTCTTTTTGTATTGCTATTCTTGATCTAGTTGACATTAGTGCACTCCTTCTATTCTATGAACAGAGCCCGTCACTTCAGCTAATTTGCTTTCCATCCAAACTATATTGTCTTGATAGAACGGCACATTTTCTTGAACGGCTATTTGTTTAGCTAGTTCTTGAGTTGCTGACCAAAGGTTATGATCCAATTCTTCTAAATCTTCGCACATATGGCTTAATATGTTCTCTAACTTAGCTTCATTCTTTTTGGTATCGGGACAAGTCATAAGGAGAAAGAAGCACACGGCTACTCTCTCCTTAGCATTCTTAGGGTTTTCGATTAATTGATCTACATCCACTTTTTTCATGTTAATTTAGCCTTAAGTGTTTCAATCAGTTTATCAAAATCTACTGAGTCGCTTAAAGTAGCTAAGACTACTTCAGTCTCAATCTTGCTTCTAAGACCTTTATCGTCCCATTTAAAGTCTCCGTCAAAATGATAATGATAAGAGTTAGCAAGTTCAAAATTTTCATTATCCAAAGACTCGTTAAACTCTTTGTGCATATTTTCTAACTTATCTTTTAAGTCAGACACTTCTTGTTGTGTCTTTTTAAGTGTTGCTCTTACGGACATAAGATCAAGATACTTGGGGTTATTCTTCATTTCAGAAGAAAGCTTAGATATGCCTTCTTCTCGTATTATTTCATATCCTCTTTGCACAAGGATATTTCTTTCGTTTATGGTAGGTTTCTTTGCCATAATATAATTCTCCTTTATAGTTAAAGTGTGTATATACGGCTTTGTTCATATCCTAGCTGACGCTAAGAAACTGGTATAGATTTAAATGCTTACCACTTTTGTGCATACCATACATAAACACAAGTACTAGTTAATCACAATAGCTACTAAAAGTAAACAAAATATACATAATAAGTAGAGTTATTTGGGGGTAGAGTAGGGGTTAAACTGCATACCCTCGCTCTCTCAGTCGCTCTCTCGAAAGAAATTGTCGGGCGTCGGGCAGTCGGGTAGTCGGGCAAGACAATAAAGAGCTGTATGGACAGTATAACACAACAACACACTATCACATCACTCACCAGACGCAGCCAGGACGCCGTATGGACTAGTCGTTCCTATTCCTATACTTGACATTTGGTTTACTTGTGGTAAAGTAATTACATACACTTAAAAAGGAGAATGATATGTCAGAAAGACAACTACCGTTTAAAGTAAATGTTCTTGATAAAGAACCAAAGGAAATAACAAACCCATTTAGTGGGGAGAAGTACACGCTAGAGCCCGACGCTGTTGCTGTTTATGATGTAATAATCGGCGAACAGCTAACTGAAGCCTACGGTTTTGGAAAGCCCAATTGGGAAAATGTAAGAAAGGGTCTTGATTGGTTTATGGAATATGAGCCCAAAGCCTATATGGTATTGCTCGACTAAGTCGGGAGAAGGTCGGGATCTCACGCTGGGATCCTGATCGACTCTACGAGGTAAGTACTACACAATAGTAATCACATCCAGGATCTGGACGCAGCCAGGGTTTTCCTTTCTGACTTTTTAGGCCTAAAAAATACTTGACTTATTAGCTACATGAGGTAAACTTTAAGAACACTATAAGGAGAATTAAATTATGAGTGATGTAGAAATCGCAACGTTAAAAAAGTTAAGAGAAAACAAGATCGAACCTGATCTTGATTTTCTGCAAGAGTTTGCAGTCTTTGAAGATGAGGTACAAGACAATCTGATAAAGACGTTTAAAAAGTTTCCGGAGATCGAAGCACGTTACAAATGGATAAAGTAAAGATTCAAGAGATCCTGGAAGATATGTATCCAAAAGGATCGACCGCTTACACGTTTGTTGCTAAAGTTGCGCCTTCAGGAATGTCTAGGCACATACTGGTGACAGGATCTAGAAAGACAGGCAAGGTTCAAAACATGAGCTGGTATATCTCAAAGTTTTTAGATTGGACATATAAAGATAATACCCGCTCCGTCTTTGTTGGCGGCTGCGGTATGGATATGGGGTTTCATCTAGTTTATACCTTGTCGAGTAAATTGTATGGCGACGGTTATGCTATTCAACATCAATGGCTCTAATGCTGGAGTTGTTTATTATTATTTGTATCCTGGCTTGGTTGGCTGACAACTCGGGATCTGGTCGGGAGTAATAAATGAGTAAATCGGGCGGGAGTAAATGTAAGTATTAACACAATAGAACACACAAAGCCCAGGCGAAAAATGTATGTATCATGTTCGTTATTCCTTAGTCTGGGTGGAGTGTCTTAGAACAAATAATTGAATTAATTGTTGTTTACCCCTTGTAAGTATTACTACTATGTGTATACTTATTAATAAGGAGTTAATGAATATGAAACTTAAATTCATAATTGAAAACGAAAACGGTGTCCAGCTTCTTAAAGGTGCTGAAACTGAGTTAAGAAACTTAACCGTTAATGATATACAAGTTGTTAGAGATAGTAACTTGGGCTTTGAAGATACTAGATTAATGCTAGGTAATACTGACATTCATAATGTCACACATTTATTTAGAGGTGACACTAATGACTAAGATGCAACAAGCTTGGAAAATTCTTTCTTCTAATCAAACAAGGTCAGAAGAGAAGAAGAGTAGGACTATCGAATGCAAAGATGTAGGCTCTGTTTTGATTTCAAGTGATATTGAAAGAGAAGATAAGAGAAGAACAGCTAATCCTTCAAGGTTCACTAGAGAGCAAGTAGAAGCCATTATCTTAGATATGTATGTAGGAGAAAGCATATTACTGAAGAATGAAGCTGAAAGAAATTTGTTCTATTTGGTAGCTAATTCTATCAGCAGTTATATGAAACCGACTAAGGTGGCTATTTCAACTCAGTTAGTAGAGGTAGATGGTGACGAGTTATATAATCAGATAAGATTATGGAGGACTGCATAATAAAAGACTAAAGGTTTACTCCTAAAAGAAGGGCAGACTTTGGTCTGCCTTTCTTTGTTTTGGGTCTCTTTTTGTGAGCTTGTCGGGTACGGCTTCGGGTTTTTTTCTGGGGGTACGCCCATTTTTGCCCTACGGGTATATACACAATACTTTACACAAGGTTTGACACATACAAAAACCATTTTTTTTACAAAGGGTCCCATATAGGGGGGGTATATATGTTATATTTTTATTGGTTAGGCTACTGTAGCAAGCTATTATTAAATATAGTTCTTCTCCACATCCGCAGTAGCCTGCCCTTGCAAAAAGATTATTATCCGTATACTATTCGATTATGGAACCACAAATGATGAATCAAGAGTTATCAGGAATGACGGCTCCTGATCAAATACAAGCAGAAATAGATAATCTATCTACTGAAGAAAAACAGATGGCTAAACAATCTTTGATGGAAATCAAAGCGGTAATTGAACAGCTTATGGCACAAGGTGCTACTGAAGAAGAAATTATGCAGATGCTAGCAGATCTTGGTATAACTATGGAACAATTAGAATTTGCGGAACAACTATTTTCTGAGGAAAATAATTTGGGTATTCAAATCTAATGAGCTTTTTCAGCAAAATGCTAGGCAGAATAAATGCTAGAAATAGATTTAGAAACGCTGGCAATATGAATAGACGGTTTATGCCTAATATGTTTGGTCGTATGGGAGGTGGTATTGGCAGTATGTTCCCAAGATTCAGACCACCTACAATCGAAGAAGCCAAAGGCAGAAATATGGCTAATGTGAGTCTCTTACCTGACTACATGCAACCAGGAGGTTCCGGCATACCACCTATGGAAGTAGGTGCACCAGTTGATCCTGCTACAGATCGGTTTAACAAAGCTGCAGATCAGCTTAGAAGTTCAGCTATAGTACCAAGATTTCCTGTCATGAATAGACCAAGACCACCAATAGGTATGGCACCATTCCAACAAGGTAGGATGGCTATGGGCTTTGAAAAAGGTGGTGAAGCAAAGAAATACCCAAATGCAGGTTTAGCAGCTTTAGCGAAAGAAGCACCTGAAGTTGTCGAGCGTATGGGCTATGCAGGAGGGGGATCAGCAGATGCTGCAAGAGCTCTTACCCGAGCTACTTTTGTTACTGCCCCAATCTCGTCATCATTAGGTTTGGCAAGAGGCCTAGTAATGAGCCCAGCAGGCGGATTAGTTTCACTTGGGTTAGCTGGTAAATCTCTATCTGATTATTACAACACACTCGAAAATCCACCTATGGTAACAACTACTTACACTCAGGATGAAATGGATGCTTTAAGAAGACCAGCTATGGGTGTTGCTAAAGGCTCTCCACTTGCAGAACTTGGTAGTGGAAGAACTATATCAGAACAAGATCGTCAAATAGTATCTGATTATTTTGGTATAGAAGGTGGTGCTTTAAGTGATAGAGATATAAGTCTTTTAATTAAAAAAATGGCAAAAGATATTTTAGGGGAAAGTGGCAGAACTATTAGCAACCGAGACAGACAAATTATTCGAGAAGTAGTGCCTAGTGAAATGGATTAATATGAATGGCTACCAAAAAACTTACTTCCGCCCAACAAGCTAGAGAAAACCTCAAAAGAAAAAATCCTAAATACAAAGCCTACCGAGAAAAGAAAGAATTAGCTCGTGCCGAGCGAGATGCTAAAATAGAAAATATTACGAACCTAGTAATTGCTGGTAAAGATCGTGAAGCTTATCGTGAATTTGAAACATTACCTTTAGTTATGCAAGCAACTGTGCTTTTCACACCTGTAATAGGTGATGCTATTGCAGCTTACGAAGTAGGGGAGTTTGGCACACGTGCAGAAGAACGATTTGCTCAAAATGATATTCTTGGTGGTTTAGGTAATAGAACTTTACAAACTTTAGCAGGGTTATCACTTGTACCAGCTGTGGGTATTGTAGGTGATGTTGCAGGAAAGGGTTTGAAAGGTTTGGGCATAAATTTTAGAGTAGATCCCAATATACCTGGTGGTAGTGTTTCTGGTCCAAAAAACCCTGCAAACGAGTACACAGGTACAAGACCAGAAAAAGATGGTGTTCAATACAAAGGACTAGCTTCCCCAAATATTGAAGCCTTGCGTAGTTTGAAAGCCGATAAAAAATATAATTTGCAAGATCTTGTTGAAGAACTAATTAGAAAAAATCCAAACAAAGTAGGTGAGCTTAGAGGTTTAGGAGTCATAAGTGATACAAAACCTACTCCAACTGGTAGAGGTCAAATACCAATACTTACCACACAAGTAAAAAAGTTTTTCCCTGATATAGATGAAGTAACACCAGCAGGACTTGAATTGTTCATGCGCCCTAAACTGTCTTCTGCCTTAGAAGTAAGAAAATCTCCTGCAGTAATTAACAATAGTGCTGGTATCAGAACACCAGATTCAGATGAATTCTTATATCTTGTAGATGATGTAAATATGAAAAATTACAGTCTTGACCATACTAAAGATATGCGAAGAGAAGGTTTGCTAGATGCTCCTGATAGTGTTGTTGCTTTTTCATCAATAAAATCAAAACCTGTAAGCTTCGAAGATGCTGCGTCTGGTCAGCGTGTAGTAAGAAATGAATCTATATTAAATGCAGCCCAATCAGATTATGTAGAGATGGCAGCTAAAGCACAAGCACAGAGAAAAGATTTAGGCTTTTCAACCACTAATCCATATAATAAACCTAAATTAGACATAACTCCTGAAATAAATGATCTAGTAGATGATTTTAAAAACTTGTTGAGCAAAAGAAATAAACTTGTAGAAAAAGCGAATAATGAAGAAGCTTTTAACCTCTTATTCGAAGATTATAAATTAGTCGATGGTAAAGTCACAAAAGTTGGAGACACCTTTGCTTTGCCGAAAACAAGACTAACAAAAGATGAACAAAACTTTTTAGATTTTACTATGTCGCAAAGTCCATCAAAAAGACTTCAAAGAAACGAAATTGTAAGTTTAGGCAACAAAATAAATGACCTAGAATTAAAATTAAAAACAAAACTACAAGCATCAAATCCTGGCCTTTACAACTCTGGCTTGTTAAAAACTCTCAACTTAAATGATGTGTCATATATAGACCGAGGTGATATGAGTGAAGGTTTGAAAAGAATGTACGATCGTACTTTACATTATGGACAAACAAACAAAAACCCAATACAAAATTATTCAGCAGACATGATGGAGGTAGACCGTGATTATTATGGGTCATATGGCGGTAAGTTTACTGATGTTGAGACACAAGCTACAAATCCAAAAAGTGTGATACCAGAAGATGGTTTGTTTTTAAATAAAAAAGTAGATTTAGATGCTCTAGAGGACAGTATCAAAAATGTAAATTTAGATGATAGTGAATTAGTGCTGAAAAAAGATATGTATCAAAAAGGAAATTCGTCAGATTATTGGAAATTTGTAGTAAGGGATAAAGTAAACAGGCAAGCGCAAACAACAAATGATGACGTTTTTGTGATACCACTAGATGAAATAAGAAGTTCTGGTGAAATAGGTGGTTCTAGTGGAAGTGATAGTATTAGGAACATCATTAAAAGTTATCAAAATCAAGGAAAAGAACTTAAAAAAATAGCCCAAGAATTAGGTTTGCCTCCAGGCTCAGTACGTGAAATTGATACTAACAAAATAGAGCCTTTTCGTCGTTTAAATCCTGATTTTGATCCTGTAGTAGGCCCCTTAGGTGATCTCGAAGGTCCTCTACCTTTATCACAAATCAAAAAACTTATACAACCTGCAAAATTGAACAGATACGAAATTGACCTTGACCCTGTGCGTGAAGCCTTAGCGGAAGGAAAAAGCATATTTAACATGAAAGAAGGAGGACCTGCAAATTTAGAAGATATTGAAGTTTTGCCTGTTCGTTTTACTAGATTATTACAAGCTGCAGAAAGTCCTGGAGAAGCTATGGTTCTAGGCCGTTCTCTTGGTATGCAAGATAGAGAAATTCTTGAGGAGCTTGATATGATTGAATTTGATTCACTATATCGACCCAATATGTTGTATGGTGATTTTAGAGACTTAACCTTAGAAGAATTGCAAGCATTAAGAGAGCGTGAAATGGAACAAGGAGTAATAAGAGGGGGAGATGATATAGATTCTTTACTAAATAAAATATGACATTACAAAGCTTATCAGATGCCGAGCTTAGAGAGGCGCTGCTACTTAAAGAACGACTAGAGTTACTAAAAAAACAAGAAACCTGTCAAGAAGGTTTTATGGATTTTATAGAACATATCTGGCCTGAGTTCATCTGTGGCCGACATCATAAAATATTTGCCCAAAAGCTTGAGGATATTGCAACAGGCAAGATCAACCGTTTGATCGTTAATATGCCACCTAGACACACAAAGTCTGAGTTTGCTTCAACCTACTTTCCTGCTTGGGTAATGGGACGCTTTCCTAACAAGAAGATTATGCAAACTACTCACACAGGCGAGCTGGCTGTCAGGTTTGGCCGTAAAGTCAGAAACTTGATGGATACTGAAGAGTACGCTGGTATCTTTCCTGGTGTGAATTTATCAGCTGATTCAAAGTCTGCTGGCCGTTGGGAAACTAACAAAGGGGGCGAATACTTTGCTGCTGGTGTCGGCGGAGCTATTACTGGTCGTGGTGCGGACTTACTGATAATAGATGATCCACACTCTGAACAAGATGCGCTGAGTATGACAGCTATGGAAGGTGCTTGGGAATGGTACACTTCTGGACCTCGTCAACGTTTACAACCGAAAGGAGCAATAGTTTTAGTCATGACTCGTTGGAGTCAAATAGATCTGACACAAAGATTGCTTGATGCGCAGAAAGAACCGTTAGCTGACCAATGGGAAGTGATAGAGTTTCCTGCTATCTTTCCGGATAGTGAAAAACCTTTATGGCCTGAGTTTTGGCCGATAGACGAATTGCTCAAAGTCAAAGCCTCTTTGCCTGGTATCAAGTGGAACGCTCAATGGATGCAAACTCCTACCGCAGAAGAAGGTTCTATTATCAAGCGTGATTGGTGGAACGAATGGACACACGATAGTCTGCCTGCTGTTCAGTATATAATACAGTCTTATGATACGGCTTTTAGCAAAAAACAAACAGCGGACTTTAGTGCCATATCTACTTGGGGTGTGTTTAGGCCATCTGATGGTGCGCCCGATTCTATTATTTTACTTGACTGTCAAAAGGGTCGTTGGGATTTCCCAGACCTGAAAAGTAAAGCTATGGAGGAGTATAAATATTGGGAACCTGATATGGTTTTGATAGAGGCTAAAGCTTCAGGAACCCCACTTACTCATGAGCTAAGAAGACAAGGCATACCTGTGGTCAATTATTCGCCCTCTCGTGGTCATGATAAACACTCTCGTATGCATGCCGTAGCTCCAATCTTTGAATCAGGTTTAGTTTGGGCACCAAAGAAACAATTTGCTGACGACATGATTGAAGAGTGTGCTTCCTTCCCTTTTTCAGCACATGATGACCTCTGTGATACAATGACTCAAGCTTTGATGAGATTCCGTGAAGGTGGACTTGTATCTTTGAACTCAGACTATGAAGATGAAGACAAAGCACCAATAAAGAGAGTATATTATTAGCATGTTGAATTTTTACATGACCGAATATGAAGTAGATGGCAAAATTAAAGATGGTCCATTAATTATGGCAAGGTCATTAGAGGTTGCTAACATACAAGCAAAAGAACTAAAATTAAAACTAGTTGGCGAAATGTTTCCCTATATGGATATAGCCGATGTAGATACGCAGGTACATTAATGATAGAAAAACAAGACGGAACTCCGATAGTGGCAAGCACTCCTGAAGAACAAGAATTTCTAGAAAATGTTGAATTAGTCCAAGCTCCTGATGAAGAAGGCTTCACCATGATGGAAGATGGTAGTGCTGTGCTTGGAGAAAATGTAGAGGAAGTACAGAGTGTAGGGTTTGATGATAATTTAGCAGAAGCTTTGGAAGAGTCTGAGCTTGACAAAATAGCTTCAGACCTAATTGCTGGTATAGAAGCAGACAAATCATCAAGAGAAGATTGGGAAAAAACTTATACTGACGGTCTGAAATACTTGGGTATGAAGTTCGATGATGATCGTAGCGAACCTTTTGAAGGCGCATCAGGTGTTATACACCCTTTACTTGGTGAAGCAGTCACTACTTTCCAAGCCCAAGCTTATAAAGAACTATTGCCAGCAGGCGGTCCTGTTAAAACACAAGTCTTAGGTAATTATGATTCCAATATAGAGTTGCAAGCACAAAGGGTAAAAGAGTTCATGAACTATCAGATTGTGCATAAGATGGAAGAATACGATCAAGAACTAGATCAAATGCTTTTTTACCTACCATTAGCAGGTTCAGCCTTCAAAAAAATATATTACGATGAAAATTTGGGTCGAGCAGTATCAAAATTTGTAGCACCAGAGGACTTAATAGTGCCTTATTATACGACTGACTTAGAATCCTGTAACCGTATTACCAATATTGTCAAATTGTCTGAAAACGAAGTTAAAAAACTTCAAAATGTTGGTTTTTATCGTGATGTTCCTATAGAAACTGGGGAAGATACTATACAAAACAGTCAAGTTAATGAAGAAATTGATAAATTATCTGGTGTACAGCCAAGTTATGATGACAGCGAAGTTGCAGTTTTGTATGAAATACATGCAAATTTAGATATTGTTGGCTTTGAAGATACTGACGGTGGCAATCCAACAGGTGTGAAGTTACCTTATATCGTTACAATAGATTCTCATACAAAAAAAGTGCTTTCTATTAGAAGAAACTTTAGACAAGAAGATCCTTTGAAAAACAAAATTGAATATTTTGTCCATTTTAAATTTTTACCAGGCCTTGGCTTTTATGGTTTTGGTCTAACACATATGATAGGTGGTCTTTCAAAGGCATCCACTTCTATTATGAGGCAATTGATTGATGCAGGTACCCTTGCAAACCTACCTGCTGGGTTTAAGACAAGAGGTATTAGGATAAGGGATGAAGATACACCCTTACAGCCTGGAGAATTCAGAGATGTGGATGCCCCTGGTGGTTCTTTGCGTGAATCTATACAACCATTACCTTTCAAAGAGCCTAGTGGAACTTTACTTAACTTGTTAGGTATTTTGGTAGACTCAGGGAAAACTTTTGCGTCAATTGCAGAGATAAATACTGGACAAGGCAACCCACAAGCACCAGTTGGCACAACTATGGCTTTGTTAGAACGGTCTACAAAAGTCTTATCAGCTATACATAAAAGGTTGCATAACGCTCAACGGAAAGAATTTAAAATTTTATCAGAGGTTTTTCAAGAATATTTACCAAACGAATATCCCTATATGACTCCTGACGGCAACCAAGAGGTAGGCGCACAAGATTTCAGTAACAGAGTTGATATTATACCTGTCTCAAACCCTGATATATTCTCGACTGCACAAAGAATAGCTATGGCACAAGAAATGATGCAATTAGTTGCATCTAATCCTGAAATACATGGCCCGGACGGTATATATGAAGCATATCGTCGTATGTATGCTGCAATAGGTGTGGAAAATCCCGATCAATTACTCAAACCACCGCCAACTAGAGAACCACAACCGATAGAAGCAGGTATGGAGAATAATACTTTATTAATGGGACAACCAGCTCAAGCATTTCCTGAACAAAATCATGATGCACATATTGCTATACATATGAGTTTATTAAGCACACCACCTGTGCAATCAAATGCTGCTGTGCAGGCTATTATTCACTCACACATTATGCAACATTTACAGATGAAAGCTGATAATATTGCCTTAGAACAAATGCCTCCTGAAATGAGACAACAATACGATCAAATGCAAGCACAACTACAACAACTTCCTGAACAACAACAAGCTCAATTGCAAGTTCAAATGCAAAGATTAGTGTCACAAATTTCAGCTCCAATTTTAGCTGAGTTGGTAGCTGAATACAGTCAGAAAGTATCTGCACCAACCGACGAGGATCCTCTAGTTGCAATCAGAAGACAAGAGTTAGCGTTAAAAGGTCAAGAATTAGCCCAAGAAAATCAACAATTTGTTGCAGATCAACAAAGAAGAAGAGAAGAAAGTATCAGAGAGGATCAGATTGATGTCCAGAGAATACAAACGCAACAAGATATAGCTGATGAAAAAGCTGACTTAACTCGTGATCGTATGGAAATGCAAAAACAATTAAAAATACAAGATTTGATTCAAAAATACCAAAAGTAACATATAATACAGAAATGATTAAAAGAACAGACGTAAACAAACTAGAGACTCCAAAAATTATGAATAACAAACAAAGTTACAGTAATAAGGGGTCTGTAGCTTATGCAAAAAAAGAAAAATTCAATGCTGATACTACACCTAAGCCTGGTATGGGTAAGGGAAAATCTCGTGGTGTAGGGATAGCAGAATCAGGAACTAAGTTTTCTGGTGTGTATTAATGTCGGTAATTTGGATAAAAGACAAGTTGTCTAAATACTTACGAGAATCTCGTCAAAGTATCAATGACACAATGTTGGGTGGTGTTAAAGATATCAGCCAATATGAATTTTTACGAGGACAATATACAGCTCTGGTCCAAGTAGAAAGTGAATTAAGAGAGCTGCTAGGAAAGGTTATAGAAGATGACGAAACAGAACAAGGTGATAGTTCCTGATCACGTTGCAAAACAAGTAGAAGAACAAAACAAAGAAGCAGGAGAAAAAGTTGATGAAGCTTATGTTCCTGAAGACACAAGAGTATTAGACCCCACACTTTTAGAAAAATCGGTTTTAGAAAGAATGCCACAACCTACAGGTTGGCGTATTTTAATTTTACCATTTCAAGGTATGGGCGTATCTAAAGGCGGTATTCATTTATTACAATCATCAGTTGATAGAGAAACATTAGCTACAGTTTGTGCTTATGTAGTAAAAATGGGTCCACTTTGTTACAAAGACGCTAAGTTTGGTAACAAATCTTGGTGCAAAGAAAAACAATGGGTATTAATTGGCCGTTATGCTGGTGCTAGATTCAGACTCGGTGATGATGCAGAGTGCAGAATTATCAATGACGATGAAGTGATAGCAACCATACATGATCCAACCGATATCGTTGCAGTATAGGAGTAAATATGAGCGAAGAAGTAAAAAAAGACGAAACTCTGGAAGAAGAAACAGTTGTAGAACTAGAAGAAGAACAGAGTCAATCTGAAGATGCTGAAGTCGTAGAAGAAGTTGCTAGTGAACCTGAAGAAAATAAAGATGAGGAAGAGCTAGAACAATATTCTGATAGAGTTCAGAAACGTATATCAACCTTAACACGTCGTTTGAGAGAAGCAGAAAGAGCAAGTGAGTCAGCTTACACATATGCAACACAACTCAAAGAAGAAAATGAGAATCTTAAACACAAAGGTGCACAATCAGACAAATCTTATTTATCTGAAGCAGAAAATAGACTTAAGTCTCAAAAGGCACAAGCAAAAGCTGCATTGAAATCTGCTTACGAAGAACAAGATTTTGATAAGGTTGCACAAGCACAAGACATTATTGCAAAGATTGCTGTTGAGGAAAGCAAGATTGAGTCTTCTAAATCTCAACTTGAATACCAAGAAGAACAAAAGACAAAAGGTCAAGAGATTGAACAACCACAAGTACAAGCTCAACAACCAGCTCCAGTAGTTCAACCTGATGAAAAGGCAACAGCTTGGGCAGAAAAAAATGAGTGGTTTGGTAACGACGAGATAATGACAAACGCTGCTTTTACTATACATAAACAATTAGTAGAAGATGAAGGATTTGATCCTAAGAGCGATGAGTATTATACTGAGGTTGATAACAGGCTTCGTGCTAGGTTTCCAAACGATTTTACTCAAGAAGAAAAAATCAAGAAACCAACACAAAGAGTTGCTTCAGCAGGTAGAGCAGATACAACTGCAAAACCAAGTAAAAAGCAAGTAAGATTATCGCCTTCTGAAGTTCAGATGGCAAAAAAATTGAACGTACCCTTAAATGAGTACGCAAAATTTGTAAAAAGGTAACAAATATGAATAGAGATGATAAGGGAAGGTTTTTAAAACCTGAAAATAACAGAGACTCCCGCTCTGCCGATAATCGTGATGCAGGCGCAGCACGCAAACCTTGGGCTCCCCCAAGTATGTTAGAAACCCCACCAGCACCTCCAGGATACATCTATAGATGGATCAGGGCTGAGATTGCGAATACAGACGATAAGAAAAATGTTATGGCTAGGACTAGAGAAGGCTTTGAACTTGTCAGGTCCGAAGAAATAGGAGATTTTGAGTTGCCTAGTATTCAAGATGGTAAGCACGCAGGAGTGGTAGCTGTAGGTGGTTTATTATTAGCTAAGATTCCAGAGGAAACCAGAAACGAACGTAACGCATACTATGAAAATAGAACACAAACAGCTCAAGAAGCTGTTGACAACGACCTCATGAAAGAATCCGATGCTCGTTCTCCAATAATGTCTCCAAGGAGAACTTCAAGTGTAACGTTTGGAGGCGGTAAACGAAAATAATTAAGGAATAATTATGGCAAACCAAGATAAAGCTTTCGGTTTCAAACTGGTAGGTAATTTAACTGGCGTTAACCAAAATAAGGTTACAGAGTATAATATCGAATCAGGTTCAACCAACGGCATATTTTCTGGAGATCCTGTAAAAATGTTAGCGGGCGGTTTCATAGACGTAGCCGATGCTGCTGGCGACACAAAAATATTAGGAATCTTTAGAGGATGTAAATTCGTCGATGCAACTTCGAAAGAAGTTACGCATTCAGCCCATTTCCCTGCTGCTCAAACAGCAACAGGCGATATCGTAGCATTTGTGGAAGACAATCCATTTAATCTTTACGAAGTTCAATCTTCTGGTACTTTAAGCAGAAGCGATATTGGATCTAATGTAGATGTAGCGTATTCAGCTGGATCAACTGTCACAGGCCAAAGTGCATGTGAAATAGCTGGTTCTTCTAGTACCTCTGCAGCTAACTACAGATTAGTAGGCGTTTCTAAAGATTCAGAAAATAACGAACTCGGCAGCGCAAACGTAAACATGATCGTTTTAATTAACGAAGGTGCTTACAACGTCCAAGCTGGAGTATAAGGAGTAAACAATGGCTATAAATAGAGCACAATTAGCGAAAGAATTAGAACCAGGCTTAAACGCTTTGTTTGGTATGGAGTATGCTCGTTATGATAATGAGCACGCTGAAATTTTCGAGACTGAAACTTCTGATAGATCTTTTGAAGAAGAAGTAATGATCGTTGGTTTTGGTAATGCACCTGTCAAACCTGAAGGCGAAGGCGTGGCATTCGATAATACTAATGAAGGGTTTACAGCAAGATATGAGCATGAAACAGTTGCTCTAGCTTTTGCGTTAACTGAAGAAGCAGTAGAAGATAATCTGTATGACAGACTAGGTTCAAGATATACTAAAGCATTAGCTAGAAGTATGGCTAACACCAAGCAAATCAAAGCAGCAAGTATTCTTAATAATGCTTTCTCAACTTCATTCAAAGGCGGAGATGGACAGCCGTTAGTTTCTACATCACACCCTCTTTCAGGTGGTGGTGTTGCAGCTAACAGAGCAGCCACATTTGCTGATCTTAATGAAACTTCTTTAGAAGATCATTTAATTAGAATATCAACTCAAACAGATGATAGAGGATTAAATATTGCCCTACAAGGCACTAAGTTAATCGTTCCACCACAATTACAATTTGTGGCAGACAGAATTCTCAACTCACCTGGTAGAACTGGTACTTCTGATAACGATATCAATTCAATCAATAACCAAGGTATGTTACCTGAAGGTTATGTGGTAAACCATTACCTCAATGACCCTGATGCATACTTTGTGAAGACTGATGTACCTGACGGTTTCAAACATTTTGTTAGAACACCAATGTCTACATCACTCGAAGGTGATTTTGATACAGGAAACATGAGATACAAAGCTAGAGAGAGATACTCATTTGGGTTCTCTAACTGGAGATGTATCGACGCTTCACAAGGAGCATAATACTTATCTCAAGTTTCAAGGGGTCTTTCGAGGCCCCTTTTTATTTGTATTTAAAAAATTACTAAGCTAAACTTTAATTCTAGGATAAATTACTTGCTATCGACTGACCTAGCAGACAAGCC